TCGCTGTCAGAGGCGCGAACGCGTGACACTTACCCCTTCCACAGAGTCCAGAACACTGTCACACTAATCGAATTACCTCTCTCCCCATAGTTTGAGAGAACCCATAAGGGAACGAGGGATTGTGAAGCCCTTAAAGTGTGATCAGGTCTGTACCAGGAAGAACGAAAGATGGAAGCCGCTTCAGGTAACGAAAGAATCGGGGCTACCCGCCCACCCTGAAACCGTATCCCGCAGTTTAAGGTTAACTGTCAACCCCCTAGCCATGAACTGGGCCATCAGGCATTACCCTCACAAATTCTGGAAACGCGGTTGACAACCGCCGGATGAAATTCCATCATACCGTAGCCTGGGAGTAATCTCCCTTGCTCGAATGATGAAATCCATCGCCAGAAATAAGCAGGAAATAATACTTGATCCTCTTTCTTCTCCCCCTCAATCCTTCGCATAACGAACGATCGCATCTCTTTCATTGACTTGAAGACGTGGTCAAGAACGGGCAAAGGAAAACGAGATCCTAGCGTGAGGTCACGAAGACCACCCGCAAGTTTCTTGCATTTCTCAACTCGCTCTTTTTCCATCTTAAGAGACGCTTTAAGATCGAATTTTTGGCGAAGGCATTCTTTCTCTAAGTTCCACTTTTCCCTCTGAATCGGAAGGGGTCGAAAACGACGCCAGGCCGAAAAAACCCCCGAAAGCTCAATGATGGACTTCTTTGAGAAGACCTTCATCTTTTCCGGAAGGGGAATCATCGGTTCGGAGAGAAAAGAATCCTCCTCGGGAACGGGAGGCTCCGCATTCCTTGAGAACACCTCAGCCTCGTAAGTACTAAACTTGCGAAGCCAGGTAGCCTGCTTAGGACCGCGAAAGCCGGACTTGTAAAAAGTCCACCCGTACCTCTTGACTACACCTGTCGAGTTCCTCATCATATATTCGAAAGTTCTCTTGGCGAGTTTAGACCCGGGAGTCAACCAACGGGTTGTCTCCCGGACTTTGCCACCAAGATCAACAGGAATATCGATAGGAAGCTGGGCAGGACGGAGGAAAGGAACAGAACGTAGCTTCTGACGAAACTCACTCCACTTGAACAAAGTGGAATTTATGTTAAAATAAGAATGAGAGACTTGAGTTTTCTTCTTATTTATAACAGAAAGAGTTTCAGAAGCCTCGAGAAAGAAATTCTGAGGGTCTTCGACTCGACATACCAAGTCATCCCCATTGATCAAACACCTGTTATACTCTCGCAAATCTGTGGTACGTAGATTTAGAGAG